AATGGGGGGCGATTGGCGTGGCTTAAGGAGTTACGTCGATTGCTCGCGCCCCACCCTATTTGACAGCTTGGCACGTCGTCGGCGATGCCATGGCCCGCAGCCCAGGCCGAGCCGATCATCCTCATGGATTTTCGATGCCCAATCCCCATTCCCACCGGAAAACGAACCAGACCCCCCCGGGTGGTCGATACGGTCCCTACGTATATCCCTCTCTGGGCAATGTATAAAAACGGACTCGTAATCACCATGCACCCTCAGATATACGTGGTATACTGAGTCCATGAGTAATCGCATAGAGGTTAAGTCTGGAGATAGCTACGGTCGCCTGACTGTGCTACGCGAGGTGGAGCCGCAGGTATCGGGTGGCCAGCGTCAGCGGTGCGTGGAATGTGAATGTGAGTGCGGGAAGGTAGGTGTTTACCGTCTTTACTCGCTTCGGAATGGGAATACATCCTCGTGCGGTTGCTTGGCTCGTGAGATGGCTACGGAACTTGGGCACCGAACAGGCGGTGGTAAGCCTGTGCATGGTGGCACGGGTACTCTGGAATACCAAACATGGCAGGCGATGAAGGCACGTTGTGCAAATCCGAACAGCACTGCGTGGGCTTACTACGGGAGTCGCGGGATTACGGTTTGCGAGCGTTGGCTGGAATCATTTCCGGCGTTTTTGGAGGACATGGGACGCCGTCCGTCGCGGCAACATTCGATACATCGGGTCGACAATGACGGGGACTACGAGCCCGGGAATTGCGTATGGGCCACACTGGAGGAGCAGGCGAGGAACAAGCGGAACACGGTTTACGTTGAGCACAATGGGGAGCGGGTTGTGCTTGTGGAGATGGTTGCATCGTTGGCGGAGTCACTGGAGGGGGAGTTACCAGCGCAGACGATAGAGCATCGTTTACGCAACGGCGCTTCAGTCGAAGACGCAACTCGCCCAGCAGGGGGGGCGTTTATTGGGTTTAAGGGAAAGACTGTTCGTTTGTCCGATTTATGTCTTCGTTTTGGCCAAACGCTGGAGTCAGTGCGAGGTCGGCTGAAGCGTGGCATGGGTCTCTGGGAGGCGTTGACGTTTTCAGACGACCGCAGCGATTCATTCTTCCGGGTTGCGGTGGCTGACCGGGATGAACGGTGGCATCTCGAATACGAACGGCGTATTCAGGCCAAGCGTCGTCGTTTTGCCGAGTGGCTGGCGTCGGCACTCAAGGAGTAACCTTGCCTCTCGGGGTCCATGTGATACAATATTCCCAGCGGTACGGCTGTGATGGAGGAGTAGGATGGGTGATAAATGTATCGAGGAAGAGTACGAGGATTTACTGAAAGAGAACAATCTGCCACGCACGGCCCTGGAGCACATTCTTCGGCACCAGAAGGTCTCGGCCGGCACGATGGCACCGTACTCGGCAGTAGTGGCGATTGCGAAGAAGGCGTTGGGAGGGGACGGCTGATGGGGTTCAACTAGGCGGGTGTTTTCAGATACCTTCTGACGGAGCTAACACTCACCCCGATAGCCTGGGCGATCTCAGCCTGAGTAAGTCCATTTTCGCGTAGTTTGGCGACTCTGGTTGTATCGACGCCGGCTTTGGTGGCCCCTTTTGGTCGGCCGGTATAGACTCCACGTTCTTTGGCTGCCGCGATACCGGCTGCTTGTCGTTCACGTCGTGTCTCCTGTTCCATCTCGGCAACCGCGAACAGGACGGATGCGATGAGTTTTCCGGCGGCGCCGTTGAAGTCGATCATCTGGGTTACGCTGACAAGTCGGATTCCTTTGTCGCACAACTCGCAGATCGTGTTGATGCCGTCTTTGAGCGAGCGAGAGAGCCGGTCGAGCTTCCAGACGACGACTGTGCTAACGAGCCCGTTGAAGATGTCAGCTTGCAGTCGCTCGAAATGTGGCCTGTCGAGTGTATCGCCCGACTCTTTGTCAACGAACCACTTGACGTTTCGGCGGTCGACGCTGTTGCCATCAAGCCATTTCTCGATTTCCTTCTTCTGGCCTTCTTCGTTTTGACCGACGGTGGAGACTCGAACGTAAACTGCCGTGAAAGACATGGGGGGGGCTCCAATTTTTCTGCTAGGCGTGATTACTCTGGCGTCCAGGGCCGCCTTGTGTTCGGGCGAAAGGCTCATGTCCAGACGCATTCAGGAGCCACCCTAGCCGCACGGCAGTTTAGCTCAGGTAAATCCTCAGCAGGGCAATATCGTCCGGTAGCTTGGCGAGGTCGATCAGCATTCCGTCCTCGTGGCAGACGCGGCCCTGGACAAGCCCGTCAATCTTTAGGTCGTATTCTAGGTCTACTTCAATGACTGCTTTTGTGGCATCGCTGCGTGTTGCCATGTCCAGGGCCTCCGTCCCCCTGAAATACTCAACCAGTTCCGGCGGATAGGCTACGCACAGCTTATCACACTGCTCTCTTAGGTTAAGCATGTCGCTAAGTTTCCCATCGGGCTTTCGCTGGCCACAAATAGTTACGTCGGTACTCATTTCGGCTCCTTGCTTTGTTGTGTTGGCTGTCTGACACATCTGACGCCAGCCATTTCATGTCACCTTGGTAATTTGTTTAGCCGCACGGTTAGTTCCTCAGTCAGGGCGAGACCAAAGCGTGGTTGATGTGGACGGGACTGTCGTTTGCTCTAGGCCCGCCTTTATGGCCTCGCGTGTCGTGGTTTCCACTTCATGGCATCCTTGCTCGGGGTCGAATTGTGTCACTGCGACTATTGTACGGGAAAGACTCCAGGCTGTCAAGTGGGGTGGACGCATTTTGGCTGGTGGGGGTCGGAAACCGGCCCGGCATGGTGGCCTGGCCCCCTGGAACTCCTTGGGATGTGCGTGCAGGCTGGCGAACGGGGCAGACTTGCGTTTCGGGGTCCATGTTGGTATAATGGTGGCCATGATGATGCGTCGAATCGAAGTAAACCCTGGTGACGAGTACGGCGACCTGACGGTGATTCAAGAGGTCGAATCGTCGGGCAAGCGCCACTTCTTGTGCCGATGTGCTTGCGGCCGTGAAAGTACGACCAGGCTGTCTCATCTTCGGAGCGGGCACTCTACTTCGTGTGGGCAGTGTGGAATCGAGTTCAACGGCGAGCGGAAGACGCTTCGCCAGTGGGCCAAGGGCGCGGGGTTGAAGCCGAGCACGTTACGTGCTCGATTGAAGATCATGGGAATGAGGGAGGCGTTGAAGCGATGAGCGAGACGGGCACGACTGGTGTGATCCAGGCCACTGCGATCTGGGAGGTGAAGCCCGATGGAGGACAAGATGAAGCGTCTTGCAGATAGCTTGACGGTGATTAACGGGATTTGTGTGTGGCTTGTGCTGATCTTCACCTTGGCATTGGGCTTCTATTCCATATTCGGAGGAAGAACCTGATGATTGAAATCAGACCCGGCCAGGTGCGCCGCGTTGGTGGCGTCCCTGTTTATGAGTTGCAGGAGGAAACCGATGGTTAAGATCAGAACCACCGGTTTCCGATTGCTATCCCCGAGCAAAAGCCACCGATCCACATCGCCAACCCAAAAATCACGTCGCGCATAGACATCGTTCAGTCCTTCTTGTGTTTCTCGTTCTTCATTTCCCCGGCCAGACGTAGATTGGCCGCGACCTGTACGGATTCCCGGCCCCATACGGGTTGTTGATGCTGCCCGGTGAATACCGGCTGCCGTACCTGCCGTAAGGGTTCGATGTCGAGTTGGAGTCGTAGCGGTTCGTGCTCCACCTGCCACGGTAGTTGCCCCTGGAGTCGTAGAGCTTCGGGGCCTGGGTGGCGTAGGGATTCCGCCAGGACTGATTGCTGTAGTGACTGCCGTAGCGGCTGTAGGGGTTCATCAGCCCATTGGTCTTGTACGGGCTTCCCGCTCCGTAGGGATTGGCCAGGGAATTAGACTTGTAGCGGTCGCCCTGGCGGGGGTAGGTCGCCGTCTTGGACTTGGAACGAGACCCCGTTCCGATCTCGGCCGAAGCGGGTTGGGCCATCATGGTTGCCATGATGAACAGTGTTGCGGTGAGTAGCGTTTTCATGCCATGTCCTTTCAATTTGACAAGGGGGGTTACCTTTCAGAACATTTGTACTCACATTTTACCAACTTGGCCGTGCGTGTCAATACCCCACTCTTGCGTCAGCGGGCCGATGTGAGTACAATTACTGCATCATGGTCAAGCGGCAAAAGAAAAAGAACCGGACGCAGCGGCTCCAGGTCCGCATTACGCCAGACGACCTCCGGCTGTTCAAGCGGGCAGCGAAGGCGGACGGCCAGTGGAGTATGGGCCAGTGGAGTCGCACGGTACTCACAAAGGCCGCCAGGAAGGTCATGGGTAAAGGGAAGTGAGGGAAGGCATGGTCGAAATCAAGCCGGGGCCGGAACTTGACCGGGCGGTAGCGGAGGCGATTGGGCTGAAGTCAGCGACGATTCGCAAGGCGAGTGAACGTGACACCCTGTATGACCATTGCTACGTTTCGTATCGAGACTGGGAGGAACTTCGCGGTATCGACCACCAGGAGTACCCGCAATCCGACGTTCCTTTGCGAACATTTCAGCCGAGAGTGGACCTGAACGCGGCCTTTGCGTCGGCGGAGAAGCTGGGGCTGTTCCAGCAATATGCGCTGACGTGCCTGGTTGATAACTGGAGAATCACACCGGCAGTGGAGCGGCCGTGGTTTGCCGATCCGGTTCTTGCCCGAGCCCCCACCGCCGCCCTTGCCATTTGTACGGCAATACTCAAACTTAACAAAAAGGAATAATCACATGCCAGCAATGCCACCCCGTCCCGTCAACAACATCCCGCTGCTCGGGCAGCAAAAACAACAGGCCGAGGCCCAAATTAAAGCCGCCATTGGCCAACTTGCCATGCAAATCTATTCCCAAGCCGCCATCTTGCACCTCAACACGCGAGATGTCTACCAGACCCTGGACGTGAAGGCGCTTCGCAGCCTCAGCCAACACTCCATCCTGGCCGCCCAATGCTACTTCGAGGGAATTGGGATGATAACGACAGAGGATGGGGAATCTGGGAATGTGCCAGAATGAGTGGTTAATTCCCGACGAGGCGAGGAATTCGAGGTGAAGCCCGCATGATCCAGGTTGCCAATAGGAAGATACAGTGAACGACGATCATCCGAGCGCTCCCTACTACCATCACAAGCTGCCCGACGGTCGCTATCTGATCCCGAGAGACCCGAAAAAAAACCTGGAGTGGCGAATTCGCTGCCGGGAGCGGGCGCTGGAGGACAAGCGGTTTCAAGACGCGCTCATGCAAGCCTGTCTCGATGATCCTCTCTTTTTTTGCGCGGCCGCGTTGTGGGTGCATGAACCGCGTGCTCGCATCAAGCGACGCCCGATGATCCCGTGGGACCCCCAGGAGCCGGTGATTCTGGCGATGGACGAAACAATCACGGAAGCGATGCAGACAGAGCAGCCGGTTTCGTTGACGCTGAAGAAGTCGCGGGCGCAGGGCGGAACATACGTCTACCTCGCCGTGACAATGCAGCGGGCGTTGAAAGAGCCGGGTTTCACGGTGGGGCTGGTTACGCGAAATGAAAACCTGGTTGACTCGCGGGTAGACGACTCGGCAGTAATGTTCAAGGTGGCGTGGATGCTGGACAGGCTTCCCGTCTGGATGCTTCCCGATGGTTACGAGCGGAGCATGACGGAGCACGTCATCCGACTGGCGAATGGTTCGGGTTGGTCCGGCTATGCTGCGACGAGCGATGTAGCGCGCGGCGGACGCACCAGCGTGTTTTGCTTCGACGAGCCGGGGAGCGAGGAATTCATCGCGGCAAACCGCGACTTCAAGATTCTCTCGTCGGTCTCGCACGTAAGCAACTGCATTTTTCTGTGTTCAACATTTGGCGTGGATGCGGGCGTGTTCTATGAATCCGCCACCGATCCCGACAATCCTCGTGTTTACACCCTCGACTGGAAGGAAAATCCGGAACATTCAAGACTCGCCTACGTGATGACAGACGGGGTGACTAAAGCAGTGCGGCCAGAAGAACAGGAGGCGGTTCAGGAATACATCGCTTCACACCAACGGGAATTGAAGTCGATCGCCCGCCGTGGGCACAAGATGGATGGCAAGATTAGGAGCCCGTGGTACAACGCCCATTGCCTGCTTCCAGGGGGAACTCCGCGGTTCATCGCTCGCGAGCTTGACATGGACCCGCGCGGCGCAGTCGGCAAAGTCTTCCCGGCCGACCTTCTCGACCGGATGAAACGCGAGCACTGCAAGCCGCCCGTGTGGCAGGGCACGCCGGTGTTCGACTCGGAAACGCTCACCTTGAAGGGACTGGTTTCCAGGGCCGACGGCCCGTTGAAGTTGTGGTTTAAGCCGGGAATCGACAACATGCCTCCGCTGGGACCGTTCACGGCTGGCTGCGATATTGCGTCAGGCGGGGTCTCGGACTACGCGACCAACTCCACGATGTTGGCGTTGGACGACCGGACGGGCGAACAGGTGCTGGAGTACGCCATCAAGAGGCTGGAGCCTCGTCCGTTCGCTCGCAGGGTGGTCGGGCTGTGCCTGTGGCTTCGGAACGCCCTGCTTGGCTGGGAGGACTCTGGGGTATCCGGGGGGTTCGCCAAGGAGGTCATGGAGGTCGTTTATTACGGAAACGTGTTCTTCCGTGACGTGACGCAGCTTGGTTCCCAGAAGAAAAGCCGCAAACCTGGCTGGCCGTGTCGCGATGCCGATAAGGCCGACATGTTCGAGCTATTGGCCCTGGCGATGGAGACTGACCATTTTATTCCACGGTCGGAAGAGATGATAACGGAGTGCGGTGAGTACGAGTGGGACGGTGACAAAATCATCCACGCGCCAACGAAGAATAGGGGCGTGACGGGGAAAAACCACGCCGACCGTTCCATTGCGGCTGGCGGCTGCTGGCAGGTGTTCTCGACTGACAATGCGGGAAATCGTATTGACACGAGTGAAGAAAGCAGCATAATACCAGAGTATGGGAGTTTTTTGTGGAGAGAGCAGCAGGAACGAAACCAAGCGAAAGTCGGGAGCCCGGACTTCGGAATAAGGGATGTGGTATGACGCAGACTCAGATAGAAGAAACGGTCAGCGACAAACTGGACAAGGCGATTGTGATTGTTAAGGGAAGGATACCGGCCCTGACAGTGTTGGCCGACATACAGAAGGCCGCGCAAGCAGTGCTGAATTTGGGGATGGCCAAGGCCCAGTACGCGGCGTTCGGCAAGCCAACGACGGAAATGGACAAGGAGCTTACTTTTGTGCTGGGAAGGGTGCGTTCCAACTTGGGAGCGATCGAGATGCAGCAGGTGACGCAAGCAGCGTTGCACCTGATGTCGGCAAAGGCGCAGGCTGAGGCTATGATCCAAGCAGCAAAGGCCCCGAAGGCCAAGACTAACTGATTTGGAGATAAAACCCAATGGAAAAGACTTTACACAATTCTGATGTCTCCGGCGCTCGACAGAACGTGCCTGACATCCAGGTGGTTGGAAACGGAGATATGTTTCAGTTGCTCTGTAAGGCATCGAGCCAAAAAGAGGGCTGGATGAAGTCCACGAAAGCGGCCGAGGTGGGTGGCGGTTGCATCGTGCAAGTCACGACACAGCAAAGGAACCCTGACGGTAGTTGCGCGGTGGCCGAGGCCCTGGCGTTCGTTCCCGGCGTGCTGATTGTTGATGACGTGAATAACGGTCGTAGGCTATGTTTGATATAATTCGGAGGTAAAACCCGATGAGAATACATGATAACAAGGGGGCTGGCTCTTAGCCGGTCACTGAATAGGCACAAGCGGAGTAGCTACCGCTAAGATGCCGTTTACATCGCGCCTTAAACGGGGGCGGCGAAGTGCCGCCCCCGTTTTTTGGTACTGCGATGCTCGATCTTGCCAACGATGAAAAGCGCGGACGGCTCTTGAAGGCCATCAAGGCATCGCGCGCTGACCTTGAAAAGCATCGTCGTGTTCGGAAGATGATGATCGAGCACTACTGCGGATCGTGGTACGACACCACGACACCGCAGGACGACGGCAAGATTCTGGTCAACTTGATGAACCAGACTGCCCGCATCTACACGGTCGCTCTGGCCGCGAACAACCCGCAAGTTCTGGTCTCGGTCCCGCGAATGGAATCGCTGCCGTTCGCTCGCCGGTTCGAGGTCAATCTGAACAAGCTGATCTCCGACATGGCCTTGGACAAGACGTTCCAGGCCATTGTCTTGGACGCATTCTTCTGTCTCGGGTGTGGCGTGGTGATGATGCGCGACACCGATACCCGGTTTCATGGCCTGTTGGAATCGGAAGAGGATGTTTGGCTCGACCCAGGCGAACCCTGGCTGAACCGGGTTTCACTCGACGACCTGATTGTGGACATGCCCGCCAAGGAACGGAGCAAGATGCGTTACTGCGGGCATCGCTACCGGGCGGATTACGAGAAGGTCATGGATGAGCCGGGGTACAACAAGAAGGTTAAAGACAAGCTCAAGCCGACCGGCCGAGAAGCATTTGACAGCACGGGAGCCACGCGGGAAATAGGAGTCGATCAGTCCGAAGACGATGATCTGAAGGATATGGTCTGGCTTCAAGACCTATGGATCGCGGAGAACAAGTCGATTGTCACGATGCCGTGCGAACAGGACTTGGAGCCGCTGATTGAACGCGAATGGGCAGGTTCTCAGGCCGGGCCGTACAAGTTCCTGTCATTGGGGGACGTGCCGGATCGCATCATCCCTGCCTCCCCGGCTATCAACCTGTTCGGAATGCACCTACAGCAAAATCGGTTGCACGTTCGGATGGAAGCGGATTCCGACGCGCACCGCAACGTGAATATCTATCCTCCGGGCAAGGAAGACTTGGCGAACACAGTACGCACCGGAGAACGCAACGGTTGGTATCAGGGGCAATCGCCAGAGCAAATCAAACAGTTTGAGGTCGGCGGCATCGACCAGCGGGATATGGCGATGGCGACGTTTCTTCAGGACGAATACGACCGCTTCGCTAACAACCTTCAGGCGATGGGTGGTCTGGGGCCGCAGGCCGCAACCGTCGGTCAAGAAGAGCTGATCCACGGACAGTTGACCAAGAATGTCGCCGATATGCGGATGGCCGTGGTGTCGTTTGCGTCAGAGTGCATTCTCGATCTTGGGCACCTGATGTGGGAGGACCGGATGCTTGAGCTTCACTCGTCGGTCCCCGTGGGCAATAGCGGCATCGAGGTCTCTTCCGATTGGACTCCCGAGTACCGCGTGGGCGACTTCGAGGACTACGAGTTCCGGGTGGAACCGTATTCGATGGTCTTCAAGACGCCCGAACAGAAGCTACAAGAGCTATTCCAGGTGCTGCGAGAGATCGCACCTCTTTGGCCGATGTTCCAGGCGTCCGGAGCGACACTCGATTGCGAGGCCATAGTGGATGAAATAGCAAGATTGAAAAATCGGCCTGAATTTAAGCGCTTTGTAACCTTTGCCAGCCCGGCGTCCATGTTAGGTGGCGATCAAAATACAATCCGATCTCCTGCGGTTACATCCAGGGAGACGGTTAGACGTAACGTCGGGACGGGTGGAACCGCAGATGCGAGAAGCAACGTGCTCCAGCAAGTATTGGGAGGCACGAGCAAGCCCCAAGTCAACAGTCAACAAGCGGCAATGATGGGGAGGGCACCAGCATGAGAAAAGCACCAGCACACTTACGGTCGACGCTATTCCTGCCGAGGATCGCGACCGCCTGCCGCCAGAACAAACCAAGGGTGTCCGAGTCAATGGGCATGCTTCCGAATCAAGTCCCCGCGGAGCGGGTGAAACTCCAGGAGTTGAAAGACAAAGGCGAGTTGACCGGCGTAGATATCCGCGACGACGGTGCAGTTGAGTACACCTGCAATGGCGAGCAGGGCGCGACTGGCTGGCAGCGGTATCGCGGAAACAAGGTCAACATCGACGGGGGGTGGTCAGATGTCTACACCCCTGATGACCGTTTTGGCACCAAACCAGAGTAAGGAAAAAGTTATGCCAGTCGACGAAATCACGGAACAGAGTAGCAAAGAAGATGTGACAGCATACGCCGAGCAGGTGGTGACAGAAGTGGAAGAAGAACGCGCGGGCGAGCAAAAGAGCGACGCGCAAATCACTTCCGAACACGCCGGCAAACCCGCACAAGACGAAACACCTGCCGAGACAGAGTCCGGCAGTCAAACCGCTGGCGTCGATACCGACGAAAGCGAGGATACCGCCGAGGTCGAGGACCAAGGCGAAGATACCGGCGACAAAGGCGTGTCCTGGTTGGACGACGGCCTGAAAGCCGAGATGGCCGCGATTGGCATCGAGGAATCGGAGCTTGCCGATTTCGCCAGCCGCGATGAATTTTACCGGGCGCTGAGACTTTTCGACAAGAGCGCATTGGATGCTGGCCGCAAGGCATTAGCCGAAAGCGAAGATAACAAAGGCCAGACGCGCGACGCAAAAGGCAAGTTTAGAAAGGCACCGGAGCCCAAGGTCGACCAGCCTCCCGACACCGGGACAAAGGACGGCAAGTACGAGATCACGTTGGCCAACGAGGAACTGTGGGACGAGGATATCGCGACGGGAGTCAAGGAAGTGGCTTCCGGTCTTCGCGACCATTTTGAGTCCCGCTTTGCTGCACTTGAAGCGCAGCTTGCGGAATCGCGTGCCAGCTTCGCGGAAGCTGAGTCGTTGGCTGAAGAACAGCGTTTTGATACCGCTATCGACGCGCTCGACATGCAAAAGTTATTCGGGGCAACCGGAAAGGAAACCTCCGACCAACTGAAGAAGCGTGAAGACGTGTTGGCGCAGGCAAAAGTGATTCAGGCCGGGTATCGCAGCTTCGGCAGAGATGTCGAGGTTGACGCATTGGTTAGCCGTGTAGCTCCAATGGTGTTCTCGTCTGAATTTGACAAACGAAAGTTGAAAGCAAGAACCCGCGAAATTTCCAAGCAGAGCAACGGCCGCCAGGGCGGCGGGGCAACCCGGCCGCAAGACCCACGGGAAGACCCGAGGACCGAGGCTGATCGGCTCTACAAGGAAATGGACCGAAACTGAATAAAGGAGTAGCCGCATGGCACTCGGAATTGAACAAATTGACGATTTTGTGGCTGGGATTCACCAGAAGTTTGCTGGTGAAGATCGGCTAGCAGCGCAGGACATTTCCCTGCCGCTGCAAGAGTACAAGTACGCATCGCGTCTCTTCTCGGGAAATCTCAAGAAGGACACAATGAGCACTTCACAGTGCAAGTGGAAGGTCAAGGTGGACACGAACGACAACTTCCAAGTTGTCGGGCTGTACCACCGGGACTCGTCTGGTCGAGTCAACACCCTCAGTGAAGGCGAGCTGAAGTGGGGGCTGACGACCAATAACTACCACTACGACATCGACGAGGAAATCTTCCAAACCGGCGGGCGGCAGATTTACGACTACCTCGAAGGTCTCGAACAAGACCTGATGACCTCGTTCTACACCGGCATGGAAGGCCTGATGTTCGGCGATGGCCCGACCAGTCCGACGCAGTCCCCGTTCCCGCCCGTGTCGCTCTTGTGGTGGATCACCGCCACGGACGACAGCACGAGTGAGAACAACTCGGAGGAAGGGTTCAACGGCTACGAGCCTGTTGGCTGGGGGTCGAACGGCGTAGGCGGGATTTCCTGCTCGACCTACGAGCATTGGCGTAACCGGACGTTCCCGTACACGAAGGTCGATCGTGTGGACTTCGTGGAGAAGACCATCAACTCGATGGACCTCTGCCAGTTCAGTCCTCCGGTTCAGCGACCGGACATCGTGGATCAGAAGCGGCACGACTGGGAGCTTCTGACCACTCACAGTCGACTGGCGCAAGCGCGTCAACTGTTGCAACTGGGCAACGACAACATCGGCGACGACATGGCGGCGCACAGCGGCACGGTCTACATCCGTGGCGTCCCGCTGACTTGGGTTCCCGCCTGGACGAACGCGGCCAGTGCGAACGCTCGCACGGACGGGATCATCCTTGGTGTGAACTGGGCGACCTTCAAGGCGTACTACGCCTCGGGCCGCCAGATGCGGAAGCGGAAGGCGTTCCAGCACCCCGAGATGTCGAACGTCCGCGTGCGGGCCATGGACGACGCGGTGCAAATAGTGTGCTTCAACCGTCGTGGTAACTTCCGTGGTTACTGCACGGCAACTGTCACGGAGACCGCGTAGTCTCCTACGTCGCACTGGGGCAGCGACGCAAAATAGGAGCCCCATTTTACTTTACTTTAGGGATAGAGAAGACACCACCACGCGTAGCCACCGTGATTACGCGGGTATTTCGTTGTTTTACTTGTGAAAGGGTACAGAAATGCACCTCACATTTTCAGAATTAGAGCCGTACATGCTGTCGCCGAAACTCTGGGGAAAGCTGGCACCGCCGCAAGGTCGCGGGATGCAAAGTTTTTCCACGGCGTCGGGCAACCCGGCCATCGGATTCTTCGATGACTTCTTCGAGTTCGCGGAGACGACCGGAACCGGAGGTTACCTGCATGTCGAGACGACGAACGGCACGGTTACTCAGATTGCCAGCGATGGCAGAGGGGCCGCGACTGGCATGGGAATCTGCCGGTTGCTCACAACCGCCGAGGATAACTCGGAGGCGATGCTAGCCTACGGAAACGCGCTCGACGCGCCTTTTAAGCTCACGGGTAATACCCTGTGCTTCGAGGCTCGCATCAAGTTGACCGACATCACCACGTCGTCCCACGGCTTCTTCTGTGGGCTGGCGAGTGTGGCCGGTTGTGCCACGACGGCGTGCATTACGGCTTCCGACGCGATCTACGCTACCGCGGACTTCCTCGGCTACCAGCAGTTGAAGGCCGAGACGACTGCCGTGGACGGGATGTATCAGGTGTCTGGCAAAACCAAGGTGGACGGGGCCGTCAACACGGACCTGGACACATTGGCCTCCATCGCCACCACCAGCTTCATCAAGCTCGGGTTCCGATTTAACCCGGAGAACGGTGGGACAGTCCAGTGGTTTGTCGATGGCGTGGAGGATAAGGACGCTCGCCTGCGGGTCCAGACCATCGAGACTGCCGATTCGGATTCGTTCCCGGACGGGAGCTACATGACGCCGAACATCACGTTGGTGAACGACGGCACGACGGCGTGCAACATGGAAATCGACTGGTTGGCCTGCGCCCAGTACCAGTAGTCTCTACGCGATCCGGGGGCGGGTTCGCTCGCCCCCGGCCCGCTTTTGGGGGTGACTAATGGCTGATCCAGCCGCTATGACGGCCAGTTTTACAAGTCTTCTCGAAAGGGTTGGTCGCTTTCTGTTTGGGCAGCGAACTGGCCATTCCGACAGTGAAACCGCAGACATCGAAGACTGCATCCGGGATGGGCTGCGCAGGGTCTACGCCGCGCATGACTGGTCCTTCTTCCGACCACTGGAAGACGTAACGACGACAGCACCTTACACGACCGGGACCATCGAGGTGGTCGACGGCGTGGTGACGCTGACGACCGGGACGTTTCCCTCGTGGGCCGCAGACGGGTTACTGAAAGCGGACGACAGCTACTATTCCGTCGCCAGCCGAGGCGGAGACGCACAGATTACGTTGGATGACACCTCGGTGGATATTGACGCGGCAACAACCTACGAGTTGGGGCGTCCAGAGATTCCGCTGCCCACGGCCTTTGAGGACATGGGCAGCGACAGCGACCTAACCTACTACCCGGACCAGAACGAATGGTACCCACCAGTGCGAAGGCGGCACGACCAAACGATTCGGACGTGGCAGCAGGGCGATCCGGACTATGATCGGCCAAGATTCTATTCAGTCCGAACGGTTGAGTTCGATCCAACCGTCGGGTCACGGAAGGTGCTCGCGTTCTATCCGACGCCCGACGCGGCTTATGTGCTGCGAGCGCCGATGATACTTCGCCATGTGTTTATTGACAGCACTAACCAATATCCGATTGGGGGCGAAACGCTTTCGGCGGTCATCCTGGAGGCGTGCCTTTCGGCAGCGGAACAGAACTTAGATGAAACAGAGGGCGTTCACGAAAAACGGTTTTTGGAATTACTACCGGCGGCGATTCGGGCGGACCAGGAGCGTAGTTCGCCGACCTCATTAGGTGGCGATGCACCGCGCGATGGGCGTCGTGTCATATCGGACTATTGGCTTCGGAGCGCTAGGCTCGGGGCCGTTTCCTTAAACGGAGTAGAGCTATGATTCAATCCGTGACCAACACACACACAGGCAATGGAACTATGTACCTTGGCAGTCGCCTGCTCGGGCGCATCCTCGCCGTCAAGGTTGTGGCCGGTGCCGTGACTGCGAGTTTCGATCTTACCCTGACGGGTGAGACGACTGAGATTCCTATTCTGATTGACTTGACGGCCACCGAGAGTGCTACGACGTGGTATCACCCACGAGCATTTGCCGCACAGAACACAGATGGAGCGGCCGCAACGGACGCCTTCGTTAAGATTCCAATTCTTAACGAGCGAATCAAGTGCGTGATAGCAAATGCAGGCACGTCGAAAGATGTTGCCGTTACCGTGATTTACGAGAATGACGACTAAGCGTTTACCCTCTAGGGCTAGGGAGCTTCCTCGAACCCCACTTTCACAAGGAGCAGATTAAATGGCAGGGGCACATAGAAACCTGAACGATATGTACCGCGCCTTTGAGACGACAGGGCCGGGCAAAATACCAGACCCCGGTAATGCCGGGACCATCGAATTCAAGTTGTGGGGCCAGGTCTGCTCCGTTGTGACAACGACAACCGAGACTCGCACGTTGGCCCAGCCAGACAGACCGGGCATTGTTGGCACCGTCGCGCTTGACACGGACGGTGGCGATCTGACGTTGACCGTAACTGGCGGTTTTAACCAGCCCGGCAACACAACGATAACGATGGCTGACGCTGGCGATTTCGTGACGTTCGTGTCCGTAAAGATTGGCACCTCGTATGTCTGGCGAGAACTTGGCAAGAAAAGAGCGCTGGCTGTTCCCTCCACTTCGCCGTCGAGTTCGCCGTCGGCGACGTAAGAGTTTGTTTACCCTTTCGGGCTATGGAGCCCCTCTATGTTTACAGGAGTAGAGTAATGTCCGCACACAGAACGCTGAAAGATATGTACCGCGCCTTTGAGGCGACAGGGCCAGGTCGACTACAAGACCCCGGAAGTGGCGAGACCATCACCGTGGATATGTACGGGCAAATCTGCTCCGTTGTGACAACGACGGCAGAGGCGCGTACCCTGGCCCAGCCGGATAGGCCGGGCGTTATTGCCACGGTGTGCTTGGATACGGACGGTGGCGATCTGACCCTGACCGTGACAGGCGGGTACAACCGGGATGCCGACACGGTGATTACATTCGCCAACGCTGGCGATTTCGTGACGTTCATTTCGCTCAAGATCGGTACGTCGTATTACTGGCGATTGCTTGCCAATGCCGAGGAACTTGTCATTTCTTCGGCTTCGCCTTCGAGTACGCCATCGGCTTCACCGTCGGCTTCGCCATCGAGTTCACCGTCGGCAACGTAAGGACAACCATGGTCAAAGACTTGACTGTCATTTACATGACCGCCAATCGGATGCCTCAGTTGTGGGTCGACTTCCACATGAGGCATCTATTGGCGGCCGTTGGGGATTACCCCCTCATCACCGTGTCATCGAAACCGATGGACCTTGGTGTTGGGGAAACAAAGCTCATCCAGGATATACCCTGGGGTGGGTGGAGTACGTTCTGCATGTGGAATCGCGCAGCCAAGGTGGCCGAGACGGAATTCGTCGCAATAGCCGAGGACGATTCGCTCTACCATCCATGGCACTTCACGGGCGGTGATCCCGCACAGCCAGAAAAGTGCATACGTCCGAAATCTGACGAGGTTGTTTACGACATGAGCCGGTGGACGGTGATGACGTGGCATCCTAAGCCCACCTTCTCCATGATTCGGCGGTTGGGCGGATTTATGATGATTGCCCCGCGAAAACTGGTGATCGAGGCGTTGGACGAGCGAGAAGCCAAGTACCCGGATGGTTTCGGCCGGCCAGGGGAAATTGGACGAGAGGATGCCGAACGACGAATGGGCGTTACACGCCACAAGCACGTCGAGTGGTACTGCAAGATGCCCTCAATCAATCTTGCGCATCCGAGCGGAGTGTCCCCAACGTATATCGGGCCGACCAAATTGCGACGGAAAGAGGGCGAGATGAAGGCGGTGGAGATTCCCTACTGGGGCAAGGCGGCTGACATCGCCGGCGTTTACAACCAAGGCATCAAAGAAGCGGGGTG